AAAATATAATCCACGAACTCCCAACTGCTTGGGATGGTATTGGCCATATACTCAAGCTGGGCCAGCTTTTCTTCGATCGTCAAAGACCGAATCTCCTCCATCAATCCCGGAGATAACGTTAAGCGGGTGCTCTTTGTGAAGAGCAGCAGCTCTGCCGCGTCTTGGGTGTGGCTGATTAGCGTTACATTCATACAGCTTCCTTTCTCAGTTGATTGCGCGGCGCACATCGTACGCCTGCGAAGTTGATTTTACGAGCCGTTTTATCACGCCTATATCGCGAACGACATCGTCAAGCAAAATATTTCTCCAACAAGCGAATCTGCCGAGACTGAATACGCCGAATTGCGTCGTCAATTCAAACAATAAGCGTTTCCGTTCGTCGTCGTCAATCGGCGCAATCTTTCCATACGCCTGTTCCGCCTCACCAAGAGACTCGGCACGTGTCTGCCGGACGCTGCGCGACCGTCCAGGCCGCCGTGCATAAGATTTTCCTGGACGACGTTGTACGTGGTCCAAAGGTCGGTGCCCTCATCTTCCACTCTGCGTACCATCAGCGCCTGTTCCGGGCTTATTGGCGGACGGCCATTGAACTTCACAGCCAAAGCCTTCTCCGCAAATGCAAGCTGCTCGTGGAACGTCAGTTGTCGCTCCGTCATACGTTCGATCCGCTCAGAGATCATCGGCACCACGTCAATGACTTTCTGAGTCGCTTCAGAAACTTGCTGGAGCAGCGTGGCATGGTTGTGGCGCAGGCGGATCTGTTCAAACATCGTGGCTGCCGTGATAAGACCGTTGGAGCAGACCATCCGAAATAGCCCAGCCATCAACTGCCACGAAGAAGAGCCGTCGTGAGAGTTGACCAGCACGATCTCTGGGTGAATCGCGCCGGACTTGGTGATGATTGCCGGCAGGTCTGGATTGCCGAGGCGCACGAGGTGCTTGGCAAAAGCGCGATTGTTGGTGTTGCGCGAGCGCTTCTGAGAAGCTTGCACAGGATGCCAGTTCGCTTCGATCAGAGACAAGATGACATCTCCGGTCGAAACAAAGCTGTATCTGTCGGACAACTCCGACGCGGGTTGTTTTGCAAAAATCGATGGAGCGTGACTTGCCAGTTGCGAATGGGTAAGGATCGTTCTCATGGTTTTCTCCTTCTTTCTGAGTTGGTTGATCGTTAGAAGCTATTGTCTTCCTTCCGGATCCGTAAAGCAACATAAAAATTCAAAGAAGCGCATTTTTATTCTTGCCAGAACCGTTCTGGCTTGTAACGCTCCCACATTTCAAGTTTCAGCTGCCGCCACAAACCGAGAACTGTGTGGCGTGTGACGTTCGGCCAATCTTTCGGGTCGTCCGAGCACGACCACAACATCTGGCGCACATCGGCAAACGTAAGACCTGTGCGGAATGCGCGATATGCGGCTAGCTCTTCGTCGCTCAATTTAACTCTCCTCAACCCCGCAACAAGAAGTTGTGGTTTAACGACGGGTCGTAGATTCTACGGCAATTATGACACAGCTTGCGCGGTGGTCGTACGCCAGCTTCGCGCTCGACATCGACCTCTTTTCCGCACCGGAGGCACTTCACTGTGGTTGTGATAACTATCATCCTGCCGTCAATTTCATGTCGCCTCTCGACGCGATCTCTGTGTTCGTAGCGTTCTTTCGTCTTGCAGGGTGTGCAGATGCGGTCAACTCCAGCCCTTTTCTTCTGAACATACGCCTCACCCATCCTGCCGCAAACGCGGCAACCCAACAGCTTTCTTTTGCCCATCTCACACGCTCCTCTTGGTGATTTCTACGATCAGATAAACTTGCATCGCACGACCGACAGTCCAGTCATGATTCACGCCGTCGACGACCGCGAGGACGTGGTTCTTGGCGAAGAACAGGTACGACTTGCCATCTGCCCACACCTTGTTAAAGCGCTTCGGGTGATGGCTGGTGACATTTTTAAGGATCTGGTGCGACGGCGGGTACTGGCTGATGAATGTGCTTTTGATGCAACCTTCTCCGTATCTGCTGAATTCTTTGCAATCAAATCCCAATGAGCGCACGGCGTGCAGCATGTCGTTTGTGCGCATCCCATCGCCGGACTTGCGTCCGTTTTGCGCACAAACTTCGCGAGCCGTCGCATAAGAGACGCCGCAAACGGTGGCTATTGCTTTTACGGAACAGTCGTTAGCTTCGCCGATGCGCCTGGCGTGCTCTTCCATGGCGTTGAATGTTGCGGAGACACGTTTGTCGGATGAGCAGATCTTTGCCATTTTAAGCTCCTTCAGTTCTGAGTTGGTCGTAGGGCCATTATCGCTCATCCAAATTCATAAAGCAACATAAAAATTCACTTGACTTGATTTTCATTTCGGGAATAATTCCCTTGCTTTATTTTGCGGGTCGAGGGAAGATATCCTTCCAATCTCGGAAATCTCAACTCAGAAAGGACAGACAGATGAATCTTGAGGCGAAAGAATTCCTCAGCGCGTTGTGCCCGACGCTGCCAGAGGACGAAAGGATGATTGTTTGCGCATTCAGCGGAGACCCGAATGTCGCTGAGAAGAACGCCTGGAAGCCGCGCCCTTGGCGGCCCGGAGACGATGTCAACTTGCCCTATTCTTGGAACGGTTACATCACCGTAAGCTCATTCAACATAGCCCAAGACAATACCTGGCGTAGGCGAGGTGCGTTGTATGCGGCTGGCCGTGCGCTGATGGTGGATGATATCGGCACAAAGGTGGACGCGTCTGCCGTGAATGGTTTGCCGCCGAGTGCGGTCGTCGAAACGTCCCCTGGAAACTTTCAATACTGGTATTTTTTGACAGAACCGGAACGTGATGCGCTGCGCTTTGACGGCGTAATCCGCGCATTCATCTCCGGTAAGCTGATGGGCGCTGATCCTGGAATGGCTGGCGTGACACGTGTCGGGCGCATCCCTGGATTCTCAAACAACAAGAAAAAGTACGACGGCTGGGTCGTCGCGACGCGTGAGTTGACAGACAGAACTTATTCCATCGAAGAGCTGTTGGAGGCGTTCAAATTGCAAATTATGGGTCGCCAAGCGCCGTTGAAGAAATTGCCGACCGAAGAAGCGATTGAGCGCAATCGCAACTTTATGGAGATCTATAAGTTCTTGCGGCAACGGGCGATGCTGAAGCGTGAAGATCCGGACGCTGGCGGCTGGACAGAAATTGAATGTCCGTGGATCGACAGCCACACAGCGAAGGCAAATACCGGCGCGGCCATCTCTGAGCCAAGCGAAGAGAATTATTTTTACGGCGGATTTCGCTGTCATCACGGACATTGCGCTGAGCGCGGCTGGCAAGATCTCTGCGACTGGGTGAACGAGCTGGCTGCTGAAGAGCTTGACGCGGCGAATGTTGGAGAGGCTGAATTCGGAAATTCATTGAAAGGCGGGGAGTGAGATGTCCACAATCGAAGAACGCACAGCACGTAGAGAGGCGGAACTGGCTGCTGCTCTGGAAGAGACGCGTCGGCAAGCGTACGTGGAGGATTATGTGTGGGACAAGGCGCAATGCCGGTTCTGGGATCTGCGCGACGGAACCTTACACGAAGACAAGGCCGTCGATGCATCGATACCACTGGAGCGTTGGCGTGTGGTGGTTCAAGACGGCGACGAGGATGACGCCCCGGGAGAAGCGTCTGCGCGACGTGGACGGCCAAGGCGGCGACGTGAACAGCTCGTTCAACCATCCAAGGACATCATGCGCATAGAGACCGACCAAACCGTGGAGGGGTCGACTTGGTGGCCTGGTCGGGAGCAGGTGATAAAGGATTGGTTCATCGACAGAGATGGCTTTTACCCTTCCAAAGGGCGGCGCATCTACAATCAATATAAGCGTCCGCCGGAATTGAACGGTGATCCAGCGCTGGCTGGAGTTTGGCTCGATCACGTCAAGCGCCTTTGGCCAGACAGGAAGGAGCACGAGTACTTTTTTGACTATTGCGCTCACATGGTTCAATTCCCGGAGGTGAAGTGCAACGCCGCGATCGTGTTGAGTGGGACGCAGGGCATCGGCAAGGATGCCGCGTTGTTGCCGGTGAAGGAGGCGGTCGGCTCCTGGAACACCAAAGGGATCGATCCGGACGAACTGTTCAGCCAGTACAAGCCGTGGATCCAAACGCTAATGCTCGTGGTCGACGAAGTTCGACCGAGCAAAGATGAATTCCACGCATCCAGCATGTACAACATTCTCAAGCCGATGATCGTCGCGCCGCCAAACACCCTCCCGCTCAACGACAAATACGCCAAGCTCAGATACATCATCAATGTGATGCGCGTGTTTATTACGACCAACGACTGGATGGCGATGTACATCCCCGCTGAAGACCGGCGTATGTTCATCATGCACTCGACGCTGATACAGAATTGGCACATCGCTGAAGGAAAACCGAATTATTTTATAGATCTGTTTGCGTGGTTCGCTTCCGGCGGCGACGGTCACGTGTCTGCTTGGCTGAAGCAGCGCGACCTCTCTGAATTCAATCCAAAGGCTCAGGTGGAGAAGACTGCTGGGTGGGAGGCGGTCGCAAATACATGGTCTGAGCCGGAGGATGCCGTGTCGCAAGCGCTGGACATCCTGGAACGTCCTCCGGTCGTGTTCGGATCTGAGATGGTCAGGATCCAGTTTGACGGAGCAGAAGATATCTTAGGGATGCTCAAATCGCCGCGTAAAATCGGCCACAGAATGCAACGAGCAGGGTACATAGCGGTGCAAAATCCTGGCGGCGGAAAATGGTCCTTTAAGGGCGAGGAAACGTCGATAACAGCCAAATTGGCGTTCGTTAAAATGGACAGCGGCATCAACAAAAATGACATGGTTTCTGCCATAATTCAGCGCGGAGAATCGCTAGTAAAAAAATAATTTTTGAAATGGCGTGCAATGGCCGATAATGCCGCTGTCTGATGCTTTCCCGACCTTATATGCCGCTGAATGGAGTCTGTGATCAAGATTTCCGAGATTTTGCCGTATTATGCTGTCTGTGTTCAAGATATGCCGAGATAACCAAGTTACTATTTGTTGCGAAAATATTAATTAAAATAGACATTTTAAGGGGGTTGGAAGAGAGGTGAAAAAGTTAAGTAGGCGTTATATAAGGATAAACATTTTAATTAATATTTAGACAACAATAGGCAAACTCGGAATCTTGGTAATCTTGTTTTCGGGCGGAAAAAGGGCTTGCTTTTTATCGCGGCAAGAGCGATAATCATCTGGGATTCGTCCAGGTTCGTTGGGCGACTGCAATTTCAGGTCGAAAATGAGGTCGTTTATGGCGAAGAAAAAAGACAAGAATCGCGGCAATTTGACGTCGGGAAAGATATGGGAAGCGAGAACGACACTTGGCCGTCCGAGACTGTTCTCCTCGCCTGAAAGTCTGTGGAATGCGGCCTGCGAATATTTCCAGTGGGTTGATGACAATCCGATCGTCGTCATCGATGTCGGCAAGGCTGGAGATCATTTCGGAGAACGGATAGAGATCCCACACCAAAGACCTTACACCATCGAAGGTCTGGCGGTGTTTTTGGATTGCGACAAGACAACGCTGCTCAACTACGGTACGAGAGAAGGTTACGAAGATTTTTTCACCGTCGTGACGAAAATAAAAGAGACGATGTACTCTCAGAAATTTTCCGGAGCCTCAGTAGGCATTTTCAATGCGATGATAATCTCCAGAGACCTTGGGCTGAAAGATCATCAGGAGGTGACAGGCGCGGATGGCCGTCCATTGATGGGCGCTGCGAATAGCGACGAGCAAGCCTCCGCGTCTCGTACACGGCTTTTAGCGATGGTGAATGACGACGATGAGTAATTATCCGTCGCTCATAGACTTCTGGCGGATTCGCAGGAAGATGGCTGGCCAACACTGCGAGGTGATGCCGTTTCATGAAGAGATTGCAGACAAGTTGACGAAGCTTGTCTGCGGCACTCTCGGCAAGCCAAATCTTATGATTCTCATGCCGCCGCGCTGCGCGAAGACTGACCTGGCAAATCAGACATTCATTTCGTGGGCGCTGTCCTGGTTTCCGGACAGCGAGTTTATATGCTCAAGTTATGGTGCTGACCTTGCTGTCGACAACGCGGTCAACGTCAGAGAGACGCTCAGCTCCGGTTGGTATCAGTCTATGGTTGACAGTTCTTGGGGCGCTCGCATGGATATGCGCGGCAGCAAAGCTGCAGGACGACAAGACCATTTCTTCACCCAGCAAGGCGGCGTTGTTAAGGCTGTCGGTAGAGGCGGCGCTGCCACAGGATTTGGTGCAGGCCAGCTTCGGGAAGAGTTCGGAGGGGTTGTCCTTATCGATGATCCTCTGAAGGCGTTAGAAGCCAGATCCGCAGCAGCAAGAAAAGAGGCGTGGGCGCACATATCAGGCACGCTCAAGTCTCGACGCAACAGGCAAGACGATCCGATAACGCCCACCATGCTCATCATGCAACGCCTTCACCCGGAGGATCCTGCTGGGATGTTTATGCGTGAAGAGCGCGACGAATGGGACATCCTTCAGATTCCTGCGCATGACGACCAGAACAACGTCATCTGGCCTGGACGTCTGTCGATGAAACAGTTGGAGCTGATCAAGGAGACCGACCCTGAGACGTATGACGCTCAATACATGCAAGAGCCGTCTTCGTCCAAACGGGCGATATTCAAAGATCATTACTGGCGTTATTGGCGCGACCAAGCGTCTGTGGAATCTCAGATAACGCTGAAATTCATAACCTCTGACACTGCGTTTGAAGCTAAGACGTCTGCAGATTGGTCGGTGCTCCAGTGTTGGGGTGCCGTGTCAACGTCATGCTTGGTGCTTATCGATCAGATCAGAGGTAAGTGGGATTATCCGGATCTGACAAAGGCTTCTAAGCAGTTCTGGGAAAAACACACAGCTAAACGCTCTGGCGTCACGCCAGTGACTGAGTTCTGGATCGAGAACAAGGCATCTGGCATCTCTTTGGTGCAGACGATGCGCTCTGTCGATATCCCTGCAAGACCTTGGGATCCGAAAGACCTCACCCCGAAAGACAAGGTCGGTCGTGCGAAGCATTCCACCATGCCCTTGTCTACGGGTCGTGTTTGGTTGCCAGATCCGAAGATGGTCGGGTTTGAATGGGTAAACAGATTTATCGCAGAACACTCTGCATTCACCGATGATGACAGCCACCTCAATGACGACCAGGTTGACGGCCATACGGAAGCGTCGTCCATCTGGCAAGAGCGCGGCGGCGGCACAGGCCCGATTAGGAGTTTGATTTAATGGCATCTATCACGAACAGCGCAGGAGCCCTCGGCCTCGGAGACAGAGGTGCATACTCATGGCTGCCGTCAAACACGGGCAACCCCTACGACTCCCAGGACATGGTTTATCGGTGGCGCCAATACGTCAAGTTGTATGAAACGTCGTGGGAAGCGCGAAAAATTGTTCGCATCGTCCCAGAAGACGCTCTGCGGAAAGAGTGGATTGCCGAAGATATTCCGGAGGAGTTTGCAGATAAGATCCAATCTCGGCTAGAGCAACTGCGGTTCGGCGAATCATTGAAGCGGGCGCTAATGCTAGAGCGTCTACTTGGAGGCTGTTTGCAATTCATGGGAGTTGAGTCCGAGAACGATGAAACAGCGTCAACATACAAGTACGATGGTCGCGTCACATTTTGCAACGCCATTCCTGTCAGCCGCATCAGTCGTGTTTCGTGGGACACAAATCCTCTCTCAGCAGGTTACATGCGCCCGGAGATTTACCTAGTCAATGGGCAGCAGGTGCACAAATCGAGATGCTTGGTGTGGGATGGTGAACCTCTGTTCGATCCGTATGACTTTGCGTTGACGAATTTCCGGGCGAACATTTCCGGTTTCGGCCCGTCGAAGCTGGCTTCGATTTGGGATGATATTATTCGCGCACTTGGCACACGGCAAGCAGCATATCAACTTGTGCAAACGAATAACGCCATTCTGATGAAAGTGACGGACCTTCAAGGTCTAGACGGAACAAGACCGGGGAAAAATGCCATCTCGAAGCTGAAGGAGCTTGCCAACAATTTAAGTGTTTATCGCGCAGCGCTGTTTGACGGGGACAAGGCGGATATCAGCCAGCACTCCGCAAGTTTTGGTTCTGTCCCGGAATTGCTCATGTCTTATCTTCAAGTTGTTTCTGCTGGGTCGGATATCCCAGCTACCCGATTTATCGGCCAAGCGCCTGGAGGCCTGAACGCAACTGGCGAAAGTGACCTTGAGAATTATTACAACACGATTGACGCATATCAGCGCCAACGCATCGAGCCAAACTTACGGAAGATGTATGATTTTCTTGGTTACGAAATTGACCGCGAAGGATGGAAGAAAGCTCGTAAGGATTTGCATTTTGAATTCCCACCGCTGTGGAACGCGTCTGAGTTGGAGGAAGCGCAGAAGGATGCCATGATCATCGACAATCTCATGAAGCTTCGTGACGCCGATTTGGTTTCTGACGCTGAATGCATCCGTGAGATCAACGCAAAAGGCGTGCTGTCAATCGACCTTGATGATGTGGATGAGGGGCTTCTTGATGAGTTTGATGAGGTGCAAGACGTCGAAGAGCAACAACCGAAAGGTGTGACTCAGGTCCCGGCCAATTACAAGACGGCAGACGTTGACACGGCAGCACGTATCAAAGAAGCTGGCGGCAACCCGGAAAATGTGGACTTGCAGCATTTCTCCAAAGGGCTTGCTGTTGAGGGTGAGCACAAGGATACCGTTGGGGGGAGATGACAAAACCCTCGCAAAGATTACGCTTGATCATCTTTCCGAGGATCCGAAATATTACGACAAACTTGAAAAGGTGGAGAACATCAACCCGTCTGTTCGAACATTCCCGGCATCACTCATCCTCCGCGAACGGATTCTTGGTGTTTGTTGTTGACCAGAACGATGTTGAGACGGGAGTGTTTGATGAGCATAAGTGCATTTTCGGCTGTCTGTCTGTGGCGCAGGCTATGGACCTCTATCTCTCCGGGTTCGGTGATGGAAAAGGGCATGAGCGCCTGCGAGCTATCTCCCCGATCCACGTCAGCCAATTCAAAGAGTGGATCAGCAAAGGCGACGCCAAGAAGCCGTTCGCGGAGGATGAGTGATGCCGGACGAATTTGATCAACTGGCAGAAAAGGAACTGATTGCGGACGCGGCAATTCATTCATTTCGCTTTGATATTCCTGTTGGTGAAGCGGGTGAGTGTTGCGAGTGCGAAGAATACTCACCGCGCCTGATTGGCGGTAAATGCGCCCCTTGCCGTGACGGGAGACGATGATGTCCTGTAAATATAATGAGGTGGACGGCGTATGGCAAGACAAGGCTGTACGCGATATCCAGCAAGGAGATGGAAGGCGCTGGACGGCAAATTTTGAGAACGACATCACAGGGATGATCGGCGAAATTGCATTCAAGAGAAAAAAGACAGACACTGACGCAGACGCTGTTCTGATTCTCGCGAGCGCATTGGCCGCCCCGGATTCTGTCACTGGCGAAATCAACTCCATGCTGTTTGAGTTGGGTGATGCGCAGAGCGCCGCCCTCCCTCTTGGTGCGCTCCATTTTGGGTTACGTGTCAAGCTCGACGGAATCACAACGACACTTATTGACCAATTAATCAAAGTTCGTTTGTCGAACCCTACGGAGGTCTGACATGCCAGACACGATCAATATCGAATTTACTGGCCTCTTTGAAACTGGCCCGCAAGGAGAAGACGGTTTCGCATCTTTTGCGACGATTGCTGAGTTTCCTGAAGTGGGAGTGGCGGGGAAACTTTATTTTGCAGAAGATTCGTCCTTGTTTTATCGCTGGGATGGGGCGGCCTACGCGCAAGCGACCCCGTCATCACACGAATCGCTCCCTGATCTGCAAGGGGGGAGCGACGGCGAGCATTATCATCTGACGCAATCTGAGCATCTTTTGTCTTCCGGGCTTGGTGCGCTTTATAATGACACTCTTGACCCCACCGGGATTGTTGACGGCCCGAGCGTCGGGGTATCCTACGACGCCACCACTCGCACCCTCACGCTCACTCATGCAAGTGGAACTATCGATTACTACTGGCAGGGGGAGTTGGTGTCTGTCGAAAGCCCGCTGGTCATCCCGGCGCATGACGACGTTGACGGAAGATATTTTGCAACCTCCACCGACGGCGACGCAATTGTGTGGTCATCTTCGGCCTGGCAACTTTGGCAGCTGCAACTTGCGGCTATCGCTTATTACCCGGCGCGCGGATTTTCGTTCGGCATTCGGGAGCCACACGGATTTATGCCGTGGCCGTCGCATCGAGCTGATCACCTCAACCGTGGGACCTATCGCGCCAGCGGCCTCGGCCCGACCAGCGGGACATACACAATTGACACCGAGACAGATGCAGCAGTAACGCCTGGATTTGACGCAGGGGTCATTTATGACGAGGACAACGAGTCCTCAATAGCCGCATCGACTGAAGGGGTATATACCACTTTTCGGGTTGGTGCTGGTGTGCTAGCTGTTTTTGACACGACTGCAACCTTCCCGTACCGATCTGCTCCCGGAGGGTTTATCTACATCAACGACCCGGAGACCGGCGGAGAAACAGAGGCGGCGACAAACCGCTACGTCAACGTGTATGAATTGTGCATCCCAGTTACCGACGACGCGGAAAGTCAGAAATTCCGCCGGGTCGTGATTCAACCGCAACGTAGTTTTACATCTCTGTCAGCAGCGCAGGCGGAGAGTCCGACGACTGTTGATCTTGGCGACTTGACCGACATCAGTATGGAGTTTGTCGCATATACCCGTCTCACGTACCGGACAAACGCGGGATACACGACCACTGGTAAAGTGCAGCTTGCAGGGGTGTCATATGTTGTCGGGAGCCGGGAGGGGCAGTTTTTTATCCAGACCGCCGCAGCACCAACTGCCGAGAACATCCCATTAACCCCAACAGGTGGTGTGGCCGGAACAAATGTGCAGTCTGGCATCGGCGAGTTGGCCACTATCGTTACCCAGGTTGAAGCAGAAGCAGGGGTCAGCACAACGCTTCGCGCGTGGACGGTAGAGCGCGTGTGGCAAGTTGTCGCCAAGTTCATCACCACGGCCAGAGCATATATCATAAGCGGTGGGTACGAGCCGACAACCGATTACGGGCTGATCGGCGGCGCTCAGGTGCTTGCCTACGCAAACTCAATCGCGTTTACGCTAGACGCAACTGACTGCGATTTATCATTTTCCGGTCTTCCGGCCTCCGGCAACATTGGCAGCATGAACATAAAAGTCACGACAGGCGCAACACTCCCCGCCACACTTGGCGGAACCGCATCCCCAGACTGGCAGGTTGAACTCCTCGGGCTTTTGGCGGTCAGCTCTACGCAAACATTTGAGGCGTGGTGCTACGACGGGGCCACGGTACGCATCAATGAGGTCACATATTCCGGGCAATAAGGAGCGATTATGTTTAAATATGCTGAATTGATCGATGGCGTCTGGACGATAAAAAGCGCAAAAATGTTTCAGGCGTACCGCGTGGAGGATATGACGGAAGAAGATTTTGCGGTTTACGGCCTGTATTCCGACACGCGCAAACCGTTTGACCCGAAGCCGGAGTTGCTGACGCTGCAAAAGCACGACGCCGGACAGGTGATCAACGGTCGCGTTGTTTGGTCGGCAGTAGATATGCCGCTCGAAGATGCGCAAGCGTTGAAAGTTGCCGAAATCTCGGCAGCGTTTGACACTGATATGCGCACCGGGTCAGTCATGACGCCCGAGGAGTGGTCGATAGACGCACGGCGCAGTGACACGAAAAACGATCTGCAGAACATGGATACGCTGTATCGTCAGATGCTACGGAACGGAGAGACTGAAGCGTATGTAAAAGGGGCTGATAACGAGTTACATCTTTGCACCCTTGCACAGGTTGAGGCGTTGGTTATCTTGCTGGAGGATGCAGGGACGGCGCGATATCTTAAGAAGTTTTCTCTTGAATCGCAGATTTATGCCGCAACCACCGTCGATCAACTCCGACAAGTGGTGTGGTCATGAGACACCACGGACGGCGAGCGAGTGGCGGACTAGACCCGCTTTTGGCTTATGCTAAATCGCTTGGCGGTCTACAGTTTTTTTATGATGCATCTCAACCAAAAATCAGTCTCTACAGTGATACAAATAAAACAACTCCCGCTGCTGTAGATGGTCCCGTCAGGTTGTGGGCGGACCTTTCCGGGCACGGGAGAGATTTGATTGAGAAAGGAGATAATACTGCACCACCGACATACACCGGGGATGGTGTTTTTATATCACAGTACAAAAACCTCAACTTACCGACTAATTTTAACTCGATGGTGGACCCAGCAGACTCGTTTACATTGATAACGTTAAGCGAGTATACAGACACATCATATGCCCAGGGGCGTATATTTGGGGCAGGAGATAATTCATACAGACTTGATGTCGTAGGTGCACGAGCTTTTTTATCTTCCCGGTTTGTTAACGAGGCCCCGCAGAGCAATCTATATTTTGAACCGGCCATCTCCTTAGCCATAAAGTTACTTTCCGTTGTTTTTGACAATGATTCAGATGTTATTGCGATTAAAAAAAACAATTTACAGGTCGCCCAGCGTGCGGCAGCTTTCGGGTGTGATATTACCCCAACATCAACGGGAGTCTTTAGTTCGGGGTATGGGTCTGGCGCGTTTTCCATGATAGGCAATGGTCTTTTTGCAACCCTTTTTAACCGCGCGTTAACGGATGGTGAGCATACAGAAATATTTGAGATGCTGAAAGAAAAGTTTGGGGATTGGACGCTATGACGAAATCACTCATAAAATACACCCTCATATTATTCGACCGCCAGATAAACGTCTGGTTCCTGCGTGGCAACAACGAGTGCATATCCACCCGCATCGGGCGCATGGCATGGGCAGACAACGGATCGCACTACGCACCCCCGAACTGGCACTGGTGGTTTGGGGCGGCACGGATGATATGGTATTTGCTGGAGCATATTGATCCCGGCCACTGCCGTCGGGCGTATGAGTCGGGGGTTTGATGCCTATCTTGATTGACCACAAGCAAATTGATAAGCTCCGGCGCAGACGTGCGCGACGACCCCCAAAGATTGATGGGAGCGCGCAAGCCGAACGTTTTCTTCGCACAAAACTGCAAAAGTTGTGGCAGCGTGTGCTTGCGCCAGCGACAAAGAAAATTCAGAGGCTTGCTGCGTCCAGCGCCCCAGCAACAGAGATTGTCTCCGCCATCAACAGCGCTCTTGATACAGCGGAGATGCAGTACGATATAGCGGCTGCAGACATCTCAAATCAATGGAGGTCGTCCTTAGATAGAGATACCCGAAAAGCATTTGTGGCGGGGCTGCAAAAGTCTCTCGGGGTCGATATCACAGCGCTTTATGACTCTCCTGAAATTGCTGATGCACTTGCGATAGGCTCGATGGAAGCGTCTCAACTGATACAGACAATTCCAACCGAGTTTCTGGGTAAAGTGGCGCAAGCTGTGTCAGACAACTTCACTGGGGAACCGCTACCGGAAGGGCGAACTCTGGCGCAACAAATAAGAGTGCTGTCCGGCCAGAGTCTTCGCCGGGCAAAGATGATTGCCCGAGACCAGACGAAAAAGTTGAATGCACATATACAGCAAGTGCGCCAATCAAGCCTCGGGATTACGGCGTACATCTGGCGCACCGTCAAAGATGAACGTGTGGTTGGGAAACCTGGAGGTGTGAGCCCGACCGGGAATACGGCGCACAGGAACCATTATAAAATGGAGGGGGTGTATTGTCAGTGGGACGACCCGACGGTGTACAGCAAAGACGACGGAAAAACGTGGATCAAGCGAGTCAGCGAGATGCCAAAAAATCACCCCGGCCAAGACATAAATTGCCGCTGTCATGCTGAACCCGTGCTCGATATAGAAAAAATATTGGAATATGCACAAACCGCTTGACTTTTGCTTATTATTGAACTATAATAGATTTATGCCTATTCTGTGAGGTGTAAAATGAATTTTCAAAATGGCCGCTCAAAAGCTTTCAAGACTATCGCGCTAAATTCTCCTATTCCGCAAACGATGAAGAGGCAAGACCTTCTGAAGTGGATTCATGACGGAACATTTCACGTTACCAGTCACGATTCTGATTTATCTGATGTCGGAGTTGGCGGACAAGTGCAGGGGCCCATGAATGGCAGGGTCGTGACGGTAAAACTCATGAATGGTTGTGAAATATGAAACATATCAACACATACAGTGTCAAAACAGCGGAGCGCCCACGCTGGGAGAAAACGCCCGATGGGTTTATGCGGTGTCCAGCAAGAATTCTTGCTGAGCGCGTCATGCCTTATGGTCGGGGTGAAATTGAACTCCCAGAAAATGTTGCTGAAGAACTTGGCGACGCTTCTCAAGTTAATATGCTGGTCAACCGGGACAGTATGTGCGCGGCAGAATCTTTGCGCTCCTTGGAAGGGTGCCCGTGTGTTATCGGGGAACACCAATGGCTTGATACGGACAACGTGAAAGAGTTTTCAGTCGGGCATGTAGCCGGGACACCGCGTGTGGATGGCCCCTATGTTGTATGCGACTTGCTTATCACCGACGCTGACGCCATCCGTCAAATTGAGGAGGGCGAGTTTCCTGAAATTAGCGCCGCTTACTCAGCTGATTCAATTTTTGGAGCGGGTGAATTCGACGGAACATCGTACAATGCGCGTCAAACGAAATTGCGTTATAACCATATTGCGATCATTCCGACCGGCCACGGTCGGGCGGGGCAAGATGTCCGAATCATCAACAAGAACAAAGGAGACAGCAGCATGAGTGAAAAAACCATGGTGCGCGTCCGGCTCCGCAACACTGGCCGGTACGTGAACGTTGACGAGGAAGCGGCCAAGGAAATCGCCTTGGAAGAAGAAGCCGCCATGTCAACTGAAAAAAAATCCGGCTCTGAATTGGAGACAGCGATGTCCGAGCTGGAAGCAAAGGCGGCTGAGGCGCAAGCCCTTCACTCCGAGATTGAAGAGTTGAAAGGGGAGCTTTCAGTTTACAAGGAAAAATTGGAAGAGCTTCTGAACGGCGAGGTGGTGGAAAAAGCTGCTGAAGAGATGGTCGCCGAGCAGGGCGAAGCTGCCGAGATTGTTGAAAATATGGTCGATGAAGAAAAGAAGGAAGAGATCATGAATTCCCTCAAAGGACTTCGCGGCCAAAAACTTCATGCGAAGGTTCTCAACACGATCGGAATCAAAACCGACGGCATGAGCAAGGATGCTCTTCGCGGAGCATTCAGCGCGCAGCATCAAATCTGCAACGCGATGAAAGGTAAAGCCCGCAAGGTGGCTGGCTCCAAGGTGCTTAACACCGCGCATCAGGTGCCTGCCGGGCGCACAGCACATCAACGACTCGGCTTCGCCGAATAAAGGAGATTAAATCATGACTTTCGCAACTGGTTATCGTGGGACTGTTGGCGGTTCCGTACAGAGCGCAGTCACCGACCAACCGGGGGTTGGCGTTCCGGGCATGTTGGCGTTCGCATCCGACAACGTCCTGCACGACTCCTATTATATCGGTGAAGCAAATGGTATTGCAGCGGGTAAGGGCGTTAAGCTGACGCAGGTCGTTGACGCAATTTCCTTGCAAAGTCCGAACGTCGCGGCTTATCTGCCTGACGCAGGGGATGCGGCTTCCGTGTTCGCTGGGATCGTCATGTTCGATGAGACGATGCAATCGGATGAAAACGGCGTTCCGGGCTGGGCGCAAGGTCGGATGGCTCGTGTCATTCGTCCGGGACGCTCTGGGGGCCGAATTTACGTGAAGGCGATTGAAGCTGTCGCCACTACTGACCCGGTGCATCTGATCACGGACACCACGACCGGGTTTGAAATCGGCGACTTCGCCATGGAGCAAAAGGGCACAGTCGTTCAAACTGCCACCCCTGCCGCCGATGCCGGGAATACCGGAGACGGCACACTTGCAGCGGTCGTCTCGGACAACACCGCGCAAGTCGGCGTCTACAACGCCGTTTGCGTCGCCGCAGCTACCAACGCAGGATCGTTTTTGGTTACTGATCCGGGTGGCGTCGTTGTTGGGACGGCGACTGTCGATGTTGAGTTTGTTGGCGACGGTCTGACATTCACCATCGCAGACGACACTACCGATTTTGTCGTCGGCGACGCTTTCACCATCACGGTTACTGAGTCGGGAGCCACTTCGGTCGCCCTCAGCAACGCTCGTTGGCATACCGCAGCAGACGCTGGTGGACTTGCCATCCTCGAACTCTTTTAAGGAGGGCTGACAGATGCCTTACGGATTCAATACTGGTGGCTCTTCAAGCGTTACCGCTGCTGAGCTGATCACTTCCGTCTTCGACTCGGTTGAAGCCGGATTCTTCGACGTTCTGTACCCCGAAATCTTGTGGAGAACAATCATTCCGCAAGAGTCGGTAAAGACAGAGGTTAACCCCGGCGCGCTAAATTACGTTTACCGGTCCCGTGACACCAAGGGGATGGGACAATTCGTCAATGGCGACGTCAACAACATCCCGCGTGTCGGGCAAGTCGTCGGTCAGGTCACTGTGCCGATTCTTGACGCGGCTGTCGGTGCTACCCTGACTGACGCGGAAGCTCGCCGATACCAATTCGGATATCAAACCGCTCTCGCCAAGGACTACGGCGAGATCATGAAACAGGCCGCTGAATACCACATCGAGCGGACGTTCTTCTTTGGCAACGCAGCAGCAAACTTCGTTCCGTTTTTGGATTATCCGACCGTTACGAAAATTCCTGCTGCCGTCTGGTCCGGGACTGATCCCTCGGCATGGGTTGCATCGATCAATGATGCTATCACCACCGTCTGGACGGCCTCCAAGACCGTTCACCTGCCTGATACCGTGTTTCTGCCGCCTGCCAACCTGTCGAAGCTGACCGCAGCATTCGTCATCGGCGCGGGGACTGCCGGGGTGGCGGTTTCTGCTTTGGAATATCTCAAGCAGAACAACATCTACACCGCGCAGACGGGCAAGCCGTTGACGATCCGCGCCCTGCGGTATCTGGATAACGCTGGCGTAGCGGGCGTTAATCGCTTGATCGTAGCGGAAATGAACCCTCGCAACTTTGTTCTTCCGTTCCCGCTGCCATATCAACTGGCACAACCTGTCCCCATCGCCCTCGGCGTGGATATGTTTGCTGAATACATTTTCGGCAGTTTCAATATCCGCTATCCGTTGTGCATGGCGTATGTGGATGTGGCAGACAGCTAAACCTGATGCTCCCGCGCTAACTTTGCGCGGGAGCTTTCTCAAAATTACGGAGGCCCCAAATGGCTACCACAATTCGTATCGCAAATCAACACAGCGCAATCATCGCCCTTCCTCGGGTTGGGGGCGGGGGCGTGGTTCTTCCTGCAATTCTATTGCAGCCTCATTCTGTCACGCCGGTCGATGCCGCCGCGTGGAAGATCCTGAAGGAGTGCAAATCCGTTCAGAACTACTTGGACAAGCATCTGCTCGCGGAAGTTCGCCGGGATGACATTGGCAACGTACCTATCGAGACGTCCACCGTTGACACCGAGGCCAACGTTCCCGCTCATCTCTCTGGAGACGAAGAGGGCACACAAGCCAAGGGTGAAGTCAAAGCCAGAGTGACTCGCAAGAAGGCGGGCACCCTCAAGGTAGGTTGATAGAGTTGCCGACTCCGGTCGGCGGCTCCATTCAGCTTATCTAGGAGGTCGCTATGCCAACAGGATCAAAAGTCGAAGAAGTTTATAGCGCTCTTCGCGACGACGGGGGGGGGAGCAAGGAAAAGGCAGCTTGCATCGCGCAAGCTCAAACGGGGTTGTCCCTCGCCGCGCGTAAACCATCGAAAGGAACGGAGAACATGGGTAAGATTGTGACACTTGAATATTCTGTGAACGGAAAGCGGCAGCTTCTTGGCGCGCCTGAAGATCAAGTCCAAGACAGCATCGACCGGATGACAAAAGTATTTGGCGATAAATTCAAAGTCATCAAAGTTCACAAAGCCAGCAACTCCTTCTCCGACGGTCGCCAGCGCGCGATGAATGCGATTGCAAAGATGGACAAAGGCGCTGTATTTCAGAACGGCATGGTTGATGTAATGCTCGCCGATGGGACGACAGGAAAAGCAGCCCCAGGCACGAAGGTTGGTGATCAAGTATCTGTGAGCTTTCATGATAGCAACGGGATGCCAAAAACAAAAAGAGGCATTGTTGTTGAGGTTTTTGAGTAAAATAAATGGCCTATACCACTCCAACATATTCCGACTTCATAACGCGATTCTGCCAGTTTGCAGATGTTGCTCAAGAATCTGTTACCGCGCAACTCGCGCTGAGCATTCAACTTCTTGACGGCGCGACGTGGGACGAATGGTATGCTGAGGCGGTAATGCTCGATGCTGCGCACAATCTTTTCTTGGATCAGCAGGCTTCAGCGACGGGGCAAGGGGCGAGTGCCGGAACAGCAGGCCCGGTGACGTCTGTTTCTGGTGCAGGTTTATCAATCGGGTTCGCGTCGCCTTCGTGGAACGACAAATCAAAATCCGAAAATTGGTATATGAAAACGATATACGGCCAGAAACTTCTCCGGCTCTGGGAGGTTGTCATTCCAGCGGCAACATTGTCATACTGATATGGCGACGGGCGCAAAGATACAGCAGAAGAGTCCGCTAGCAATCCTCATCCACGCAAGACGCATGGAGCAGGCGGCAAGGAAAGTGGTGGCGGTCGGGTATCCAAGCGAAAAAGCATCGGCATATCCAACCGGCGAGATGGTAGCAGACGTTGCCGCGAAACATGTCTATGGGATAGGCGTCCCGCAGCGGGATTTTATGGGGCTGGCACGGTATGAAATTGAAGAAAAAACTCGTCCAATATTTTTAAAAATGGCGGGAATTGCGTCTTCTGGAACAATCAACCAAATAGCAGCTCTTCAAAACGCAGCAGGGCTAGCGGCGCAGGCGGCAATCCAGCAGGCAATTATTGATCTTGACTCGCCTCCAAACAGCCCAGCAACGATAGCAGCAAAAGGATCAAGTAATCCTCTGATAGACACAGGACATATGAAGGATTCTACGACGTTTGTTGTTCGGAATCGACGCGGAGGGGGACGATAATGTTTCCGTTTGACTCGCCATTATCCACAGCGTTGTCGTTCTTCATGTTTGCTGTGCAGATAAAAGACGTCATCTACTCCCATGACGTGACGGACGGGATAGACAAACAGTCAGTTGTCCCTCGGTCAATGCAAGCGGCTATCGATCCGTCTGGCGGGCGAAACATGGATATTGACTTTGGCGGTTCAGTTGCCGACGGGGATATCGCCATAATCACGGATTGTGTGCTGTTCATGGATGATATCTACGCTGATGGGGCAAGAGAAAAACAAAGCTTCGTCATTTACCAAGGGAAAAATTATCGCGTTGATGCTGTCATGGATTACGGGCCACAAACGGGTCTACGAGCATATAAAGCCGGGCGCCACGTCACGCAGGACATCATATGACAACGTTTTCGTCACTTTATTCGCAGATAGGCACGATCGTCACAGCGGCAACCAACCGAAAGTGGTGGCGGAAAGGCGGGATGCAGGCGACGCCGCGTGAGCCGTATGCAACGATATTTCTAGACGGCGGGAATGGCGTAGAGCATGATGTTGTTGAAACTGTCAACAGCTTGATAGGATTTGATGAAATTCCTTGGAACGCCTCCCGCGTCGGTGTTCGCGTTGAATTTTTCAGAGGGGACGCTCTCGGGGACGCCTCCCGGTTTCGGTCTGCACTTCAATATGATCAGAGATTTTCCGACCTCTGGGATAGCATGGGGCTGGCCGGGCCGATAAACATCATTGACATTTCGGGGGCGTTCCGCGCTGATATTGAGCAGCGGGCGGAAGTGCGCTTCTCTGGTAACGCGAATCTTGCAGGTGATGCAATCATCGCAGACAATTCAATCCAAGAGATCGAAACAATAAACATCAACGTCACGCACGTTAAGTCTGATGAATCAGAAACAGACATCGTCGTGGCAATCGAAAACACGGAAAATTAAAGGAGATTTGTGATGTCCTATGTAACAGCCAGCACAAACTTGCCACGGTCGCTTGATGTACAAATCTCGCTATCCAGGCCGCAAACTGAGACAAGAACCGAACTCGACGTCATGTGTCTTGCGTGTGAAAATCTCGGATTCTTGCCGGATGCAAATCGCGTTCGCTTCTATTCGACGATCGAAGCTGTTGAGGCTGATTTTGCGGCGGGGACGGAGGCACACTTTGGTGCGACGGCGTTCTTTGCTCAAACTCCACGAGCGCAAACTTTGGCCATCGGCGAAGTGTTTCTTGCCGATCAACCTGGCTTGAATGTTGCTGGATCTTTGACGGCCACCGAGATTGCCGCAATCAAGCTCATCTCTGATGGGAGTATGGCTGTCACTGTTGGCGGTGTTGCAACAGACGTTACGTTGATGGATTTTACCGCAACAACGGACCTTGCATCTATTGCAGCAGCGATCGAGGCGCGATTAACCGCTGCCGGAGTGTTGGCAAGCTGCGCCGTACGGGAGTTTCCGGGCGGAGACGAGCGGATCGTTATTACAACTGACGCAACGGGAGACGCGGCAACTATCGCATATCCTATTGCGGTTGACCCGGCCTCCGGAACATTTGTTGGTGCGCTACTTAATTTGACATCGGCAGAGGGTGGGTCGGCATTGCAGGGGTATGCCGTCGTGGATATTGCTGACGAGCTATCGAGCATTCAAGCTGCTGCTCAAGCATCTGGCCGGTATCTTTACGGGTGGGCGCTGGGAGCCAGCTTGCGTGATGCTGCGCTGCAGACGACTGCCGCTGCATGGGCACTTACTCGGACGGTCTGTTTGGTGCTGACCACCAATGACGTGAATGCGCTCGACGTCGCTTACACAACCGACATCGGCTCGGTCGTCAAAGCGACGGACAACAGACGCGTCGTCACCATTTACCACGACAACATCCAGCGTTACCCTGACGTCTCAATTCTGGCTTACATGCTGCACGTCAATTATCGATTGCCTGATTCCACCGTGACAGCGAAATTCAAGCAGTTGCCTGGAATCGAGACTGTTGTCATTACCGAAACGCAGTGGTCGACTCTGCAAGCCAAGGGTTACAACACCTACACAGCCATCGGGAATTCTGCTCGCACTTATCGAGACGGCACCAATCAATCCAGCGGTTGGTACATGGACACGCTGATCAATCTTGACAATTTTGTCGAGGATCTTTCTGTCAACGTGTTCAACGTCTTCCTGCGTAACAAGAAAGTGCCGTATACCCGTGCAGGGCAAATTTTACTTACGGACGCTTGCAATGATACCGGGACGCAGTACGTATTCAACGGCACATTCGCAGACCGGGAAGTTCTTGACACCTCTGTCAAGTCGGGCGTGTCGGTTGTCCCGGCGGTACAGGTCATCCCGACTCCGATCAGCTTAATGAGCGCAGCAGACCGCGCGGACCGGGTAGGCCCGCCGATTGAAATGATTGTCCAAGAGGCGGGCGCAATCCACAGCGTCGCTATTAATGTGGAGGTGGTAAGCTGATGAAGGTGAAAATTTCGAGAGCCATCGACTACACGAATTCCCCCTTCTCCAATGGTCGTCAACGCGCCATGAACGTAATCAGTGAGAAGATAGAATGCGCCGGTCTTTTCGGGTCTAAGGTCGTATACGCTCAAGGGCCATTTAAAATTTACGAAAGAAATTCACAGTTTGGGCACGATTTTGTTATACACAAAGGCGATTTCGTCGTGGACAAAATCCCTCACAAAACTTTAGCGGAAGCAAAACAAGCGCTATCAACGTTAAGATGAGCGGCGATCCCACAGGAGGATGAAATGAGATTAAATCTGTACGGACAAAACAGGCACATTCTGGTTATTGCTGGCGTCCCGATTACAGGGTTCGCCCCCGGAGACTTCCTCAGCGTAAAACTTGAGGGCAACGCGGCCACTCGCACGAAGGGGGCTGATGGCCCGTCAATGAATCTGACCACGGACCAAGGGGGGACGCTCTCTGTCAGCCTGAAGCCCACTTCCCCGGCTCTTGGGACGCTTTACGCATTGCGTGACGCACAAAAAGTCAACCCTGTTCTTTTCGGGATTGTGCTTACCACTGGCGTCGAAGAAGTCATCTCTGCAGTTGGCTGTGCCTTCGGCGAGCTGGACGAAATCACCACCGGCGGCGAAGAAATGGCGGCTCGAAAGTTCAACTTTGAGTGCAGCAAAATTATTCTTGACGTTTCCGGGGTCAACCCGGTTTCGGGCGGGTTGGTGTAAGGTGGCATATACAATATGGGATGCTAAAGGTTCTTTGGTTGGGCACGTCACTCTCGACACAGCAAAACGTGTTCATGGAAGCAATATTGAAAGTGTCGATCACGAAAAAAAGAAGATTACGCTAAAAAAGTCTTCGCCATATTCCAACGGTCGCCAGCGCGCGATGAACGCGATCGGGACAAAGATGATGGACTCTGGGATTGAGAACGATCTGCCGCTGAGCCACAGAAAAACGCTGATTGAAGATATTTTGAAATATCAGGACAAGTTGGGGGAAAACAAATACAACCCGCGCATCTTGTCTGAAATGTCATCCATGAAATTACGGATGGCTCATGAGGATTTGCGAACTCGCTGCGGAGGGTGATGTGGTTGATCACGATTGCAATCAAGAAGAAAGCATCAGAGAGATAAAGGGGTCTCTGAAGGAACTTGTCAGTGAATTCCGCACAGAGTTTCGTGGCGTGATGGCTGAGCTGACCGCAGCGCTCAAGGATGGGCGCGAATACCGCACCCGGATTGAGGCGAATGACGCCGCGATAAAGGAAACGAAAGAGGTCGTTGTTGTTCAGTGGGGGAAGATATCCGAATTGGGAAAGCGTCAGGACAAAATCGAAGTGTGGAAAGCATCCGTTTTGTCTCCTATCGCCCGGATTGAAGAGATCCAAAAAGTGATTGACACAGACAGGGGAGCACGGAAAGTTCTGGCGTACCTCCCGACGCTGATCACCTTCATCTTGACTGTAATCGTCCTTTGGGACAAAATAAAATGACAGGAGCGATAAATGACATTACCACGGAGTGATACAGTTATCAACGACATGCAGTACCAGATGATCAAACCGTCTGTGCGGCTGTCTATGCCGATCTGCACAAAAACCGCCGTGCTTTTAGGCGGAGTGCTGGGCGGGCTCTCTTCGTTAACGGATGCGGGCGCTGACGGATTAAACAAATTCTCCGGGGCAATCGCAAGCGTTGACCCAATCAAACTTGACGCGCTATTCATGGAGGCCATTTCAGCTGGGCACCTCCACGCACAATCAAAGCCTATCTCTGACCAGATCGCATTCGAGCAACATTTTACGGACCGACGCGGCGACGTGTATCAAGTTTGCGTCTGGTGCCTGTGGGAGATTGTAAAAGATTTTTTTCCGCAGCTGGGAGCCTTTGCCCAGAAAGCGAAGAAGGCAGCAGCGGAATCCCTATCCCGGACGGATGGTCAATAGACTGGTGGATTGGTCGCCCGGTGTGGGAGGGCTTTTGCTCTTGGTCTGAACTTGACCTGATCGACATCAAACAGCTGCTTGAAATGCATCGCGCATTGAACTTGAAATGTTACATAGAGGTTGAAAATGGCAAAAACGGTAGTCGATGAACTTGTAACGCTTCTCGGGATGGAAATATCCCCGTCAACGCGAGCGAGTATAGCCGCGTTCTCCTCTGCCGTTAACGGAATAAAAACAAAGGTGCTTGCCGCATCTGCCGCATTGACAGCCGCAGCAGGTGCGATATCCTATTACGCGCAGCAAGCGAACCAAGCATCATCAGACCTCAAGAAATTCTCCGATGTGACCGGGCTGAACTCCGGTGTCGTGCAAGAGATGGGATTCGCTGCTGAACTTGCCGGGGGTAGTTTCTCCGGTATGATGAGTGATTTAAAAAGCCTCACCGAAAGCATGAACTCCCCTATCCCCGGAGAATTCAATCAAGGGCTGTTTCTGATGGGGATAAACACAAAAAACGCCAACGGAGAAATAAAGAAAACCGATCAAGTGCTGATGGAGGTCTCAAAGCGGATGCAGGGAATGTCCGCTATTGAACAGTCTCGCTGGGCAGAAAAGTTGGGTGTAGGGGAAGACACCCTTCTCCTTCTCAAAAAAGGCCCAGAAGCGATTGCAGAATATCGGAAGCAAGCGCAGGATATACCGACGATAGTGTCTCCGGAAGCGTTGGCGAACGCGCAGCTGTTCACGATACAGCTTAAAAAAGTCAGCCGGATAATCGGGTACGTCGGGCAAGAAGCGGCGTCCGTCGCTGGCCCGGCAATAAAAGGGATCGTTGACACATTTGCCGTGTGGCTGAAAGCAAACAAAGAGTTCATCCAGCAGGGGTTGTCAAATATCATAACTGGTGTTGCAGACGGATTCATGAGGTTTTGGAGCGGGATCGTGCAGGTTAAGGATGCCCTCTTTTCGATGTTTCCTGCACTCGACAACCTTGATGCAAAAATGATAAACGCTCAGATAATTGCGAGGCTGTTGGCCGGGGCTTTGGCGATAATAGCGGTCGCCGTCGCCGCCGCAACGTATCCGTTTATCCTCGCCGCTGCGGGAATTGCCGTGCTTGCCGTTGCAGCAGAAGATTTTTTCACGTTCCTTGAGGGCGGCGACTCTGTCATTGGCCGGGTGATGGAAAAGTTCCCCGGATTCACTGCTCTGATAAAGACCCTTGCAGAGGCTTTTATTTTTGTTGGCAAAATTGTTGGAACGGTGTTTGTCGGAGCATTAAAGGGTGCGTGGGAAGTCATAAAAATGATACTGACCGGATGGGATGCTATCTTTTCTGGCATCGGTGCGGTGCTGTCTGCGGTCGGATTGAAAGTCCCAGAGATAACGTTCGGCCATAACGCCGCGACGAGTCCATCTGCGCCAGCGGCGTCCGGCGGGGCTCGAAGCAGCGGTACCACAGAAATAAAAATAGAACAAAACATCACCGGAGGGAACGCAACAGGAGCCGCAGCGGAGACGAAGAGGATGACGATTGACGCGTTGCAAGGTTTGATTCCGGGTGCTGCCGCCCCGGTGGCTGGCTGATATGCCATACGCGCCTATCCCAGCACCCGCAATTGGCGGCGCCGTTCTTGCCATTCTGCTAAGACACAAATTGCGCACGCAAGCGTTAGGGAAACTCCAGCAAGAGCAAGGGGCGTTCAAACCGCCCGTTGCGTGGGTTGCCGATATCCCTGTGTCTGTGAAAACGCAGGAGAGCTATACCTTCGCCGCTGACGTCACAGAGCATGCAGCGGAATCTGGCGCCATATTCGCAGACCACGTAATTCTGCGACCAATAAAAATCGATCTGTCGTTTGAGGTCACGAATTGGGAGGCAGGGACCGCGCAGCGTGCATTCGACCTTCTTGAAGCGCTGTGGAAATCGAGACAGCCTGTTGATTTACTGACCAGGCACAAAACATTAAATAGCATGGTTTTAACAAGTCTTGACGCAACAAACGCTCTGCCTAGTTGGGGCGCACTCATCTTCAGAGCGACCTTTAAGCAAATAAAACTCGTCACGCTTGAGACAAAAAGTGTGCCCGCAGAGAAAGTCAAAGTAACAGAAAAGACAGGCGGGCCAGATATGCAAAAGTCGGCAGAGACTAAAACGGATGAGGGCAATAAATCCCTCGGGACGACTGTTATTGACGCTTTGACGGGATTCATAAAATGAGCACACTAACGATCCCTTTGACGACAGCAGGAGAAGGAAGGCGAACTGTCGATCTCAACGGGACGATTGTCACTGTCGTGACTCGCTACAATCATGCTGCTGAATGTTGGATGATGGACGTGCTCGATGTCGAAGGGGAAACGCTGCTTGCCGGATTAATGCTTGTTCCGGGGGTGGATATTTTGAAAGCGCATCAGCGCCTTAAAGCAACGCTCGGAACGATGATCGTTTTTGAACGCAACGCGGGAGATTATAAATCGCCAGATAAGTTAGGTGTGGACGTGGTGCTGACATGGGGCCCCTAAATCGAGAAGTTGAAGTGCTTGTCGGGCCTCTTCCAGATTGGAAAGGCGGCGGAAGTGCTGCGATTGCCACTCGTTTTTTCGGTGACGGTACGACGGACAATTTGCGCATAAAATTTACCGTGCAAAAACATTGCGTATCTACGGCATCGCCATCAACCGTCACCATCTACAACCTTGGGAAAAATCTTCGGAACGCCCTGATTAACGCCGGGGCGCAGGTTGTTGTTTCCGCTGGGTGGTCAAATGTTGGTAGACGCAAATTGTTCACCGGTGGCCTGCTAAACGCAGTGTCACAACGTGAAGGGGCTGACATCGCGACAACGCTGAGTTTTTTGGCCGGGTACGGAGCGAAAAGTCGCGCTGTTTCGTCCCTCGCTGCGGCATCAGGGAAAACGCTAGCGTCAGTTGTCTTTTCGTTGGCGTCTAATCTCCCTGAAATTTCAGTTGAGAAAAAGCGTATCATCGTCGCGCCATTCGTATTCGGGAAACAGGGATGGAGCTTTGTCGGATCAACGACTGACGCTCTTGACAAACTCGCCCGTCAGTATGGCTTCAGCTGGTGGGTGTCAAACAATCAATTCTATGCATGTGATGACAACTCTGTCATCCCCGGCAACGTGCCTGTCGTCACATCAAAAAACGGGTTTTTGCTGCGCGCTGAACCAATACTGTCGTCGCCATACCAGCAGCAGGCAGGGGTAACAATTTCAAGCCTTTTCAACCCTCTGATTGATGTTGGCAGGGCGATCAGCGTCGAAAGTGATCTGAATCCCGGAATAACCGGGACGTATAAAGTGCACACACTGACCCACCGGGGCGATACGCATTCGTCATCGTGGGAAACCTCTCTGGAGAGCTATACTTATGGACTTGCGGGCAGCTGACCCAAACGTGCAACACCGAGAAATAATCGAGCGGATGTTTCTGCGGCTAAACACGGCTATGCCCGGCGTAATTGACAGCTTTGACTCTGCGACGCAGACAGCGACTGTTTTGCCTGCAATAAAAATGCGCATCAATATCGGTGGAGAAACTTCATACACCGACTACCCGCCCATCGTCAACGTCCCGGTCGCGTTTCCGTTCGCAACGACGGCGGGGTTTGCATTGACGCTCCCGGTTAAAAAGGGTGATTCTTGTCTGCTTATTTTTTCTCAGCGTGGGATTGACAACTGGCACGAACTCGGTGGCATTCAACCGCCTGAAGAGGGTATCGGCTCAAGGCACCACGACCTCACAGACGCTATAGCAATCTTTGCGCCGTCGCCGCTGTCGGACGTTTTGGGATCATGGGAAGCTGATGGAATTGAGTTGCGAAATCGTGCCAAGGACAGCAGGATAACCCTGAAAGATGATACGATAACGCTTTCTCGCGGGGGCACAACATTAACGATGACGGACAGCACAATCGAATCAGACGGCGGGCCGGGAGCGGTACAAGGGAACGTGCAGGGTGATTGCATCTGCGCCTACACCGGAGCGCCACATCCGCAACGGTCTGACACCGTTAAATCATCATTGTGAGGTATTGATTATGGCTATGACAGGATCAGGGTTGTGGGCAGCGAGAAAGGCTGCAATGGACGCGGTAGTTTCCGCATACACACCAGGTAGCGACCCGGCGGCGGCAGTGCAATTGAGAATCGACATCGGGATTGCCGACTCAGATGCAATTGTGCAATACATCCAGAACAACGCTGAGGTCCAAACGACCGCCGGAGCGCCGGACAGTGAGCACACGGGAGTTATTCTGTGAGCATAACATTCGCCATCAACGAAAGTCATGATTTTACGATCTCTCCAACCGGGAAATTGAAAATCGTGATGGGTGCTGAAGAGGTCAAGCAGCGAATTCTTGTCACCCTCCTGCACAATTATCAGGAGTATTTTCTGAATGTCCCCGCCGGTGTTCCGTGGCAGGAATACATTCTCGGGAGCAAGAACAAGCAAAATGTTGAAAATTTGATCCGGTCGGAAATTCTGTCTGTTCCGGGCGTCCTTAGTGTGATAGATGTTCGAAGTATTTTTGCTGATCGTGTCCTTGACATCTATGCGGATGTTGAAGTTTCGACCGGCGAAGTTGTGACAGTTTCGGTCACCGGGAGGTAACTATATGGCATTCGGAGTAACAGACGAGGGGTTCACCTTAAAGCGCCTGAACGACATCCTTACTGATATCCAGACGGACTTATCTTCTGTCGTGGACGCATCAACCGGGGAGACATTGACGCCGGATTTGACCGACGAGAACGACCCGCTCGTTCAGATGGTGAATTCCATTGCTGATCAGATGGCTGAGTGTTGGGAGTTGGCGCAGCTGTGTTACAATCAATTCGATCCGCTGAAGGCCACCGGGGCGGGGTTGTCCGGGACTGTTCAGCTCAACGGAATCGACCGCATCGATGGGGCATACTCGACCGTCGCTCTGACAATCACCGGGCAACCATTGCAGGTTATCCCTGCCGGAAAACAGGTGTCGCTTAATGACGATTCCGTCATTTTTGAGCTGCCAGAAGTGACACTTGACGGAAGTGGCGTAGGTGCAACGATAGGTACAGCAACTGAACTTGGGCCATTCGAGGCCGATGCTGGAACTGTTGTTAAAATATTGACGCCCGTCGCTGGCTGGACCGCAGTAACGAACCCGACGGCAGCTACCATCGGTTCATATGAGGAAACTGATACCGCTCTTCGCGCCAGACAACAGAACAGCACGGCATACCCGTCACAGTCAATCATCGAGGGGATATACGCAGGGCTAGCAAACATCGATGCTGTCACGTATGCCCGTGTTTACCAAAACATCGAGCTCACAACCGACTCAAGAGGAATCCCGGCGAAATCAGTCGCAGCTGTTGTTGTTGGAGGGGCATCCGCAGATATCGGGGACGCGCTATTCAAAAAAGTTCCCGCAGGAGTCGCAACGTACGGCGCGGAAACAGAGACGATTATTGACGCGCAAGGGATTGAATATGACATGGCATATACCATCCCCTCCGACATCCCTGTATACATCGCAACAACCGTACAGGTTGTTAACTCCGCGCTATGGACAGGAGACGGGGTCGCAAGAATAAAGGCGGCAATCCTTGAATATGCGGCTGAGCAGTATTTGCCCGGCACGAGTGTTTTTGCGTCTGAGCTCTGCACCCCGATAAACACAGTCAAGGGTATCAAAATAACATCAACGTTTGTTGGCGCATCTTCCCCGGCGTCAGCAGACGAAGTTTTAATTGCGTGGGGTGAAATTGCCACGTTTGACGCAGCTAACATTTCCGTCACGGTGTCATAATGGCATTCACCGGAATAAATTTCCCCGACAGAGACGCAGTAACCCGCATGGTTTCTAGGACTCTCTTGCAGTTCAGGGAGTCCCCCGTTTTCCTTGACGTGGTAGATGCATTTTCACTTGAGTTGCAGCGGCTCCTTGATATGCTGACAGACGTGCAGAAAAAACGTACAGCATTTTCAGCAGGGACAGCACAGTTAGACGCGATCGGTCGGATTGTTGGTCAGCCGCGTGCGGTATCCGGATATTCTCCGCTCCCTTATTTTGCCCCGGACATACCCGAGGTGGGCGACCCGGATATAGGGCTTGTCTGGGTTGAGACAGCCCCTCTCTCCGAGGTGTTGGACGTGGACAACCCAACCCTGTTGTCTTTCATCGAGGCGCGAACGCAGTCGAATAAATCCATCGGGTCCGTGCCGGAAATTCAAGCAGCAGCAAAAACTGTTCTTGGCCTTGACATAAGTATCATCATCGTCAATTTGATGACAGTCAAGATTGTCGTCCCCGACACAACGACCGCCGCTCAAATATTGTTCTTGCAGACCTATTTTGATACCAAGACAGCTGACCGGGTGACTTTCCTGCCGTTGCCTGCCACTGTGAAAATATCGCGAATCGTCAAACTGTCGGATTTATAACAGGAGGAAGTTATGCCAACAAACAGAGCAGTAATCACCGGCGGCGAGTGGGCCATTGGCGCAGCAGACGCACCAGCAGAACCAATAGCCGGGGCAACATATCGGAATTCGGCATTAACAGAGGCGGCGATTCAATCCGCGTGGCCGTTCTCGGAGGTCGTTGGATCCGCGAAATTCAATGAGGTGATGGGCAGGGTTACGTCTCTGCTTGTCCTTCTGGAGTCGTGGGGCATTTTACCATATTCCGCGTTGACCGATTATGCAATCGGCGCGCGGGTTATGGGGTCTGACGGTATCATTTATGAGGCACTGGCCGCGAACGGCCCCGCAACGACCGTCGTTGACGCGGTAGGCAATCCAGCAACGTGGATCAAGTCGGGATATACAGAGGCAGAAATTCGGGCACTTTCCGCATCAACGACGCAGAAGGGCGTTGTTGAGCTCGCGACGGACGCGGAAGCCCAAACAGGGACAGACACTTCACGTGCTGTCACACCCGCTGCTCTTGCTTCTGTGACAGCGACAACCACCCGCAGGGGGCTGATTGAAATAGCTACTGACGCGGAGGCATTGGCCGGGTTGTCGGAAGTGCTGGCGGTTAACCCGAAACAATTAGCGGTTGCTGTCGAAAGTTTGCAAAAAAACGAGGCGATAGTTAGCTTTGATTTAGACGGGGTGATAAATGCAGATGTTTTTAGTAATTGCTCCCTGTCTAATTTTGAGTTTAATCCTAACCCCGGGTATTATTATGCCGGAAGCTACACTAGAGTTGATATTACCGTCTCCGGGTTTGAGGATATAACGCTTGCGAACACTGTTGTCATGGGGTCGTCTCCGCTTGGGGGTTTTAATTTTGAAGTGATCAACACAACGACGGTGCGCGCAGTATTTGGCACGCAGTCAAACAACGAAGATGGTGGTGTTAATTGCTTTGCTGTCCACATAATGCAGCAAGTGACATGATGGTGTGGTGTTGATGTGACAGTAATTAAACTATTCCGACACCAAAGCACGAACGAAGGGACGTTCGGTGTCATCCTCGCCGACGGCTTTTGGTGCCACACGCTCGAATTGCCGTGGCGCGATAATCGCCCGAACCTGTCCTGTATCCCGGAAGGCTTTTACACCTGTGAGATGGTCATCTCGCCCCGATTCGGGCAGGTTTATCAGGTGCTGAGTGTGCCAGGCCGCAGCCACATTTTGTTCCATTCTGGCAACCTCGCCGGGAATGTTGCGCAAGGGCTGAAAACTCACGTGCAGGGGTGCATACTGTTGGGCCAAAGAGTCGGAACACTCAGCGGACAGCCCGCTGTCCTTGTATCGCGAATCGCGTTTAATCGTTTCATGGCATTTTTGAGCGGAGAAAAACAATTTATTTTGGAGGTGAAATCATGGATTTGAGCGGAATCGGAAGTTTTGTCGGTGGCGCGGCGTCTGGCCCGATCGGCCTGTTTCTCGGCGGCATTTTCGGCCTTGGCCAGAAATACATGGATATGCGAGCTGAAAAGTTAAAATCGGAAGAGCGCGCACGCGACCGGGCGCATGAGCTTGCTGTCATCGATCGTGAGGCTGATCGGGCTGAAGTTCTGGCGAACATAAAATACAACGAGACGGTTGACGCTGCTCAATTGACCGCAATGTCAGCTTCGCATAAATTTGACAAGGCAACTTATTCGACCGGGCTGATCGACAGGGTCAGCAATAAATTCGTGCGCGGATTGCTGGTGACGATGATGGTGTCTGTCGATTATTTCCGGGGTATGGTTCGCCCGGCGACGACGGCATATTATCAGGGGCTTCAACTGTTCCTCGCCGTATGGGCCACGCAGGTTTTGTCGCAGGCGTTTAGCTCCGGGGTGCTGAGCTTTGACGTTGATCAATTCGCACTCGCAACGCTGCTGAAACTGGTCGATGCAACGATTGCAGGGGCAGCGGCAACATTGGCATGGTATTTTACAAGCAGGCCAAACAGATCGAGTTGATGCGCCACCCCTCCGGGCGCGTTATTCCCCGGCCCAAAGGCCGGGGTTTTTGTCGTCACAGTCGTGATTCCGTCGGCTCTCAGGCCGCTTCCGAGTCTTGGCTCGGTGTCAAGTCGATCAATTTTACACCCGCACCCCGTTGTACTTTTTTTGCTCATGGCATCCCCTTCTCAACTATTTTTCCGTTTTTATCTATACAAAAAAGCGTCGGCCCCTCAGCCATCACCACCCAATTCCGCCCCAAGTCCATAGCTGCCATAAACCGCATTCGATCACGATCAAGGAATTCCGTCACAGCGTTTCGCTCCACGGCGTCAGCGATAATTCGCGGATTGTTCGTGATCACATCCCCAATTCTCGCGCCAACAATTTCCATCGCCGCGTTCATCCATCCGGCGCCACCGGGTATCGCTTTGTGATCACTCAAAAAACGCAGCATACAGCCCCGTATTCCTGACGATGTATAACACCACAATTAGCCATGCAGTCAGGAGAGCCAAACGCGCGCCAATCCGTCCCATCTGCATAGGGCGGATTGGCGAGGATATTCTTTCCCTCTTGGCTTAGGCCACAAGGGTTCGTATTTACAGTTCAAGCAATTTTTCATGTTATCTCCAATCTCCCAGCTGGTCTTCCATTAAGTTAATAAAAATTGTCTCGGAGGGTATCAACGGAACGGCAGCAACTACAATCACAAACACCGTCGATGCCGCCCAGTAGTTGGATAAGCTCTTCGGCCAATGTCTCTGTATAAAAACCCGTACCCCTTTCCCTGCAATGTTTCTGGTCGTGAGCAATAATGAGCTTAATCAGCTTGTCTTTCAGCATTAGACCCACCCTTTGATAATTAATCGCCTAACCATAAAATAAACACGGACTGAACAACATCAGTGCTGCCCCGAATGGGGCGGTGGTTCGCCAGTGATCCGTCGCAGCCGGTTATTTCTAACCGTTCTATTGCTTTTCGATCACATTGAATCCAGCCTGATCCAACAGATGGCACAGTATCAACCCAGCGTCTATGCTATCCCCTATTCCGTTACTCCCATTTTCCTGCAATGCATAAAAGACCTTCCCGAGTCTACTCGCCAAAACATTGTCCATCAGCGCCGTCAGCGGCTCTCCGTTCGAGTAAACCATTTTTCCATTGGTCATTCTCATATCAATCTCCTTTGGTGCTGCTGCGGGCGCTATGCGCCGCCGAGCTTTTGGTTATGCCAACCCGTCACATGTGTATGAGTTGGGTATATTGTCACCCGGTTCGGTGTCACAGTCATCGTTGTACTCACCCCTTTTGGCCTTTGCGACGGCTTCCTTTTCGTCATCAGCGTCTACAGTCGCCCAACAAGTGGTGTACTGTTTCCAAGACACCCTGAATTTTGTCATAACCAATCCTTTCAGCGGACTCGCTCCGCTCGCGGCTGAAGTCAACCGCTAGGACTCGAAATGCTCCAGCACATCGAGAATTGATAAAAATGATCCGGGCCAATCTCGCCATCAACAGCAACCTCACACCTGGTATCGTCCTGCTCCTCTTTGGTCGTCCATCGCCACGGGTATGCCTTCCCAGCCCAAAAAGCAGCGGGGCCGTTTTCCATCACGAAATCCTTTTTGCATACGATGGGCTCAGTCATAACCAGTCGCTCCAGTCGGACTGAAATACATCAGTGCTTCCCGAGCAGGTCCGTGCTACTCGGTCATTTCGTCACAGCCGCTCACCCGTCACGTTATGCCTTGCGGCGATGGATGCAACTCATCGCATAATTAGCTACTGCCCCCTGTACCGGGCAGTCTGTTTTATGACGCAGGCATCCGCAACACGCTTGAGGCAAATTAGGCATAACAAGTCGCTCAACGGCGGACTCGATACCGCTCATCACGCCCGTTCCGCTCTGCTCTTTTTCATCTCCCATCCTGTTTCCCTTTCTATCCGCGAGCCTGTGAGCTAATCGTTAGCCAGCCGTTGGCGAGCTACTTTCCCGGTCCGTAGAAATGCTCCTCAATTTTATTTGCCGTCACTGGGTCGAATAGTTCGTCAGAAACAAAATAAACAGCCTCTTCGATTGCCTCCTTCATTCCGAGTTTACGGAATTCGTCAAGCTGAACCTCGCATCGGTCGTGATATTTTTGTTGCCACTGCTCAACCTCGGTTATCAACCATTCCAGCGTTTCTTGGTCATCGACACCCCAATGTCTAGTCGCTGCAAGACTCTCTGTATGTTTTGCTAGCATCCTTGCTTTTGCGAGCATTCCCATTTTTAAGCCTTTCGTTTTGTGGCTAACCAATCGCTGCTCGGCGGACTCGCTACTTGCCTCTTTGAGGGTTTTCACCATGTCACCCTCGCCCTTACCTATCCACTCAGGTACTGCCATTTTCACCTCCGCAATCCGGTTATGATATCGTTGGCTTTTCCACTACCCCCGAAAATTGGTGTATTCATGTAGCGAGCTTCGCGCCAATTCCTCGCTGTCGTGGCTTTGAGTAACGGTGTCCCACAGTTTCCGCTCGACGTTCCAGACTTGCCCACAAAAATAAGGCTTTGTCGCTAACTCCTTCTTACCCTGCCAAATTCGCGTCACCATCTCAGCCTCCATGCAAAACGAAATGTAATTGGAGTTTTAATTTAATATCCATGATTATTCCCCCTCTCCCGTCATTTCTCCCCAAACCGCGTCATCAAGAAACTCTTCACGCCAGCTCATCTCCGCATCCCGGATCGCATCCCAGATCGTTTTGTACTCGGTCGGGGTGACTCCGCCAGGTATTACCGAGATGAGGTGCTTTGCAAACTCACCGGCTACGCGGTCAGGGCAGACATCAACAGCATACTCCATTGGCTGGTCGATACCCTTGCGAGGGACGAAGTTGAGAATTTCAAGGGTAACTGGCACATCTTTCAAGCACGGAAAATCTTTTTTCAGTGCGGCTAACACGTTTTCGTCGAGGTCACATGAGTCTTCAATAATCGCCAGCAAATCAAGGTGATGTGTTATCATGATCAATATCCTTTCAGTCCGTACTCGACAAAGACGTACAAGACCAAACCAAGGAGAGAAGCGCAAAATAATAAGCCGACAAATTCGAGTGCAAGTTGTTTTAGGTTCATGTCAAATCCCTTCGGTTTTCTGGTAGAGTTCGTCCAGGGAGGTCGCCTCAGCATATTCCATCCGCCCGGCGTAACAGTTCTTGAGGCAATTCCAAAATACGTCTTCAGGTCACACGGTTATCCTCCCAGAAATTAGCACATTTCAGGATGCGCCCCATCACATTCAGCTCTGCTATGCTCATCTTCGATTTAAATTTTCTGTGATAGTCGGTGAGCATCTTGAGCGGGTTCTCAACTGGGCATTCAATTTTGGACTGCTCTTTTGCATCTATGTATCCTTGTGACGTCCTGACGACAGCCGCGAAATTTTCTGGCACCAAAATGAATTTTGTTTTCGGCAAAATCCTTTTCAATTGATCGATTTCAGCTTGACTGGAAACGGGAAGTGCGAGCGCTCCGTACGCCCGTTGGAAGTGCGCATACGCCTCTTCTGCCAGCTCTGAGGATCCCCACACGTGATGCTGCGCGTAGTCTACGTCAGGCACACCATCTGACAGAAGTTTAATGAGGAGACCTCGGTTGGTTTTTGATAAAGACATCCACATACGACTAGTCAGCCATTGCAAATCAAAAGACCGCACCATCGATCGATCTCGATCCAGGTTTATTTCTGCCGGATCGAGGTTGTACCCATAATGGAGCGTGGAATCAGAAACGAATAACCCGCCAACAAATATTTTCCCTTTATGGCGCTGATCTGTCAAAATGAAGGATTTGCCAGTGACTTTGAGTTGCCGATAATTTTCCTGTAGGCAAAGTGTGTCACCAACAATATCTACCCAAACGCCATCCGAAATCCGGCTTATGACGAATGTCAGGGAGCAGTTGTCGTTGTGTTGCTTTACTACATCGATTGACAGCAGCTCACAGTCGTAAATTCTGCTTTTCTTAATTCGCGGCAACCACAACTCATGCAGCCCGTTCTTGATTGCGACAGCACATCCTTCCCGGAGAAGGGTCAGCAACGCCAGCTTGTAGCCTTCGCCGAACTGCCCGATTGCGCCGTCTCCAATCGATTTTGTGCCCTCCCCGAGAAGGAGCGTCTTTTTTTGAAGTGTCACACCACGCGAGCTTATAATTATGTCACCGTCGGCACGCTCAATAGAATAATCTCCGTGGTCAATTGCATTCTGGAAGATTTCCCGCATCGCTTGCCGAATGCCCCACCCCT